CTATTCAGTACACCTGGCTTTTCAATAAAAACAACACTACTATATTTGGCTACTTTACGTGCAATATCCTCGTGTGTAAAATTTGGAGTACAAATGTTTACAGTATCGAAATGTTTATGCACATCAATTGCTTCTTCTATTGTTTTAAAGTCTGCATCTTTGATTGGATCTACAGTAACAATAGTAGACCCAATCTTTTCAAACACTGGCTTATAAACAGCATTGCCGAAACCTAATCCTATAATTAAACTTTTCATTTAACTTCGTTTTCTAAATCGTCTAGTTTATTGATTTCCTCTTCTGTGAATTCTTCGCTATGACCTTGTTCAGACACAGCAGGAGTTTCTTCAACTTCGAAGAGTTCTGCAAATTTTGTACCAGCATTGATAGTCTTCTTGCCTACTGCTCCACGAGTTCCAATAATGCTTAACCAGAATTTACTGTAGTCTTCAACAAGTTTTTCTGCGGTGCCCCTGTCGCTGGTAGCAAAGATATCATTGATAACATCTCTGAATGCAAGTCTGTCAAACTTTTCTTGAATCAACATAGCAGGAAACTTTCCAGCATCATATTGACGGTTAGCCTCTTGAACGGCATTAACATGATGCCATACATTATGACCCATTAGAATAGCATAACTAAAACTATCCCAAGAAGTTTTACCTTCCTTGCCTATCTTATTCAGGTCTCCAGGTCCGTATATGCAAATATCTTTAATAGGAACGCCATCTAATACAGGACTAGTTGTAAAAGATTTAAAGTGGCCATCTTGTACAACAGCATCTTCGAACAATCTAGTATCTTGATGATACTTTTTGTTATCGATACTGGGCAACATTCTGTAAACCCATTTAGTTCTGTCTTCGGTTTCTACTTGAACATAAACTTGTCCGTTAGCAGTTGCTAAGAACGGTGACGCACAGTCAAAACTAATTGTAAAGTTTTCATTGTGATACTTACGAACAGCACGTTGAACGTCGGTTAATAGCGTAGCCCACTCTAATTTACTAGTGCCCAAGAAGTGCATCCAGTCTTGTTTGCCTTTTTCAAGTAATCCATCGAAACGCAATGCTACTAGACGCTTTAACACCAGGTGTACATCACACATGTTCTGACCACCCATGGCCCAACCATTAAAGTGTTCATTTGGATATTGTTTAGGATCGCAATACTTCTTCATGCGATCATACCAATCATCTGCATCGGTGTGATTTTCGCCTTGCAAGACGTTTAAGAACTTACAGTTACCATTTCTATTTTTAATAAAATAGTCATTATTAATGTAAGTACCTTGAACTGCTTCTGCGTATGTAGTGATACCTGTGGCTTTTTGGCCAGCAGGGCTACGAGCAACCCAAGCAGGAATATCAAGAATCATACCATAGTCCATTAACGTGTCCATCCACGTTAAAACTTGACTACGCTTCTTTTGTGCCTTAGGACAGTTAGGATCCTTCCAGTCGGCTTCCCAAACACCTTTACCAATTTGGAAACCGCCAGAGTCGCCTAGCACCCAACTAGTACTTCGATCTCTGTTACGGAACATGTCTTCTCCATGATCCACTTTATTAAGATCTAAATTGGCATGTCCTGCGGAATACAAACAATGGTCGTAGTAGAACAAGCCCTTGTCGGGCTCGAGATAGTTGAGACTTTCAACACCGTTCTTCCATACTTGTGGAACACGAGCAGGGTCCACATAGTTGCCGTATCTTTGCTTGCCGATAAAAGTAGCATAAAAGCCACTCGTTGCCGGTAAGAAATAGGCGTAGTCGTTTTGTGTTGCTGTTAAATTCTTATTCAATTCTGCCCCACTTTATTTTTAGCCAGATTCTTTCATGTATGTAATAATCAATACTTAAAAGAATATGAAGCGCCGTAGCAAAGCCAGTAGCACTTCCTACATCGCCTGTAAACATGTAAGTCCACAAGATAGTAAACAACCAGGCAGTGATCCTGTATGTTACCATTCTTGTGATTGTTCTCTTTTTAGTTTCCATTATTTGCTTTGTGCTGGTAGGATGTAGTTGTATTCGGCAATACCGCTGTCTACCGTAATTTGCATAGCACCTGCGTCTGCAATCTTCATAGTGATGTTACCACCTAAGTTCAAAATGCTACGAACTTGTGTAACAGGCCATGCCCAAGTGTGCTTGAGTTTGCCAGCGACATTAGATTGGAAAACAAAACTACCTGCGTGACTACTTGCATCACCGAACAGAATTACAAGGTTACCATTTTCTGTACGAACTTGGAAAACGTTTTCTTCTGTGTGTGCATCTGCTTGTAGTTTCAATCTTTGAATAGAACTTACAGTAGGTTCAAACTCTACGTCCCATGCCACAGACTTCATTTTAACTGACTTGAGTTTTTCGTTGATAATTTCACTGTTCATAAAACGATAGTCGTTCTGGAAGTCACCACCTGCATTTTCAAAGTGTAATCCTGTAGGAACAACGTTACCATTGCGCTCTGCACTGACTACATTAATCTGTGCGTTTTCTTTGTACTCTGGATTCTTCAAGTGCAAGTTTAGTTTGTCTAAGTTAGGCATACCAAATGTACCCTTAAACTCAACTACTGGCTTGTGTGCAGTTGCACTAACGATAACACTACGGTCATCGGCCATGGATTCGATTGTAGTGGTTTTGTCGTCACCGGTAACTTTAACCAATGGCAAGAAGCCTAGGCTATGTGTATGTGCAACGATGTCTTGTAAAATATCTTTCATTATAATCTCCTTAGATGTAGTATATAGGTTTTTTTAGGAAAAGTCAAACAATTTATTGAATGTATTCTTTTCTTCTGTGCTGGCAACGTCCCAATTCAGAACGCCAATTAAGTTATCTAACTTGTTGTCGATAATGGTTTGTTCCATTTCAGCATCATCAAATGGAAGTTCCATAAACCACTTTGGCAATCTCAGTTCGTCTACTGGATAGGCTACACTGGTATATCCTAGTGGATTTGGTTTTAGTTTACAAACAATAACTTTGGCACCGTCTGTAATCTGCATACTGTACTTGTCTCCGTTCATTCGACGTAGAGTGTTCCAGTTAATACTTGCTCGAACATGCCCTGGCATATTAGCCTTGCCTTGCTTGGCTTCTTTGGCTTGATACTCTGTGATGTTGTTGGCACGTTTGGGCGATCCTTTCTCCCAACCAGGTCTACTCTTAAACTCAGTTCTAAATGCTGTGATAAAGTCTAGAACTTCTTCTTCACTAGCACCAGTTAGTACACGTTCAAGAACATCGCTTAGGAAGTCTTGGATGAATGCAGGAGTGTCGCTTCGCTTGAGGTCAAGGCCCATGGCTTTGATTTTGCCTGGTTTACCATCAACATCGGAACGTTTGCCTTCTTTGTCATAGTAGAGCACTGCGTATCGCTTTTTGGTGATGAATAACCCTTTGGAAGCAACAATCTCGCGACCTGCTTTGATGACTTCGCCTCTGCTTGGTGGGCAGTGGAATTGTTGTTCCATGAATTTAACAAATGTGCCATTGACTTCTTCTCCTATTTGATCGTATAGAGTAATAACATTTTCCTTAGTCCAAGGAATGTTTCCTGCTTCAATGTCTTTTCTCAGTGTTGTGTATGCTGAGAAATAACAAGAGTCTGTGTCACCGTAGATAACTGCTTTACCTACGTGGTTATATTCACCTGTGATAATTTCATTAACCTTACCGGCCATGTGTTTGGCAATTTGTCTACCAACTAGAGTAGTTGACTGTCCGATGCGTTTATCAAAGAATCTACAGCCAGGGTTAAGAATAGCACCGTATAAACTGTTCAAGTTAATCTTCTTAACCAACTGACGCTTGTCCCAGTATTCTTCTTCTACTTTGTTACCTGCCTTGATACATTCTTTAAGTTTGGCCTGCATCTCTTTACGTTCAGCATACCAACGCTTTAACAGTCCAGGAATGATACCTTCTTTTTCATAGGTAAAGATAGTACCATTGGCACTAAGCATCCAAGGTTGATTACTGTCAAAGATCAACTTGTAAACTTCTGCGGCACTGTGTATAGTTGATTCTCCATCTTCCCAGTCGATGGTAATCTCAGTGTCCCGGCGCTGTGCCATAACTGCTTCGTATTCGTCTGTGCCAAACTTGCCTTCCCACGCACCAGCAAAAGATTTTTTCTTCAGTGTTGTTTGTTCGTGAATAAAAGCCTCTGTATACACAGGGCGTAATTGGCCAACAATAGTTTCTGGGCCCATGTTCAATGCACGAATCGCACTAGGATACAGTGAGTTAATATCTAGTGAACCAATCCAGTCCTGTAAGCCTTCTTTAGGGAACGCAACATACGCACCAGCGGCCGCAGTATTTTCTTCATCATCACGCTTAGGACGATTAGGAACCTGGAAGCCTCTACGATGTGCTTCGTTGATAATAGCCTGCTCAGTAACAGCCACAGCACCCATAGTTGTCTGCAACAATACTGTATTTTCGTGTGCAATCTTGTTGGCAAGGTCGATGAACTTTAATTTTTCATCTAGTTTGTTTAGAAGTGCAACGTCTTGTCTGTTATACTCGATAAACTTTTTAAAGTCATTGTTGTATAGTTGGTCAAGTGTGCCTTCATAGACGGTCTTATTCTCGCCAATCTCCATCTCACCGATAGCATCTAGTCGATATGTGTGACGTTCTTCATAGGTAAACTTGCGATACAGTTCGAGACTATCTAGGTGTACACGACCATAGAAGTCATAGGTAGTAGCAGTCTTACCATACTTTTCGTATTCACGTTTCTTAGGCATTTGATCCCACAAGCAGAATCTGCGTGTGTCGTCTTTGCTTAGGACTTTAGTAACACGGTTAACGGTATAAGGAACGTCATAGCCTTCACTGTTCCAGCCTGTAATGATGTCAGCATCTTGAATTAGATCCAAGAATGTTTCTAACATATCTGCTTCGCTGTCAAACAAGTGTGTATCTGGTACATCCTTGATCAACTCTTTGGCCTTGGTCATACCAACACTCTTTGGAGGAAGTGCAAGTGTGATTAATTTGTCTAGCCATTTTAGGTGAACAGTGATAGCAGTAATAGGCATGAAAGCATCGTCTGGAGTGCTATAACCTTTTTCTGGATCAAAGTCCACCTCAATGTCGAAGAAGCAAATGTTTAGTTTAGGTGCGTCTTGATTGAGATAGTTTTCGCTTAGGTGTACGAAAATTGGATTGATGTCACTTTCGTATAAGTCCTTGCCACTGTTAATGGCCATTTCTTTACGGAAGTCTTTGCTGTTTTTACATACTACCCTTGTCAGCGGTTCACCAAAGATTGATTGAAACTTACCTCTAGCGTCTGGATAGTAAAATGTGTAGCGTACTGGGTGTTCTTTAAAAACCCTTTCGCCTTTGTCGTTTCTTTCAACGACCTTGATAATGTCATTCTCTCTGTCGAAGAGAGCGTCAACGTAACTCATATTTTAGTTTTTCTCCCTTGCAATTTACGGCTTGCAAATACCAATAAAGTCACTTATGGCTGACTAAACCTTACTCTTATGTATTAATTATCAGTCTAGCAATAGCGATTACATCGATAGTGACTAGCAACAAATAATTAGCAACCATTCCTGTACTTTTGCGTGTCCAAGCGGCCCATGCAAAAATTGCACATTGAATAATGAACAATGGATAAAGAATAAGGAATGGAGGATTGGGCAAAGTAATGCCCATCCACACAGCACAGACAATACTCATGAACCAAGCAGTGATTTCAAGAACAAACCTTAAAGGCCATTCTTTAAAATCTTGCCTAGCCCAGTTGTATGTGTTAATAATCCAGTTCAATTATTTGTCCTTACCAACAGTGACAATCAATGTTTCAAGATCATCAAAGTCGCTAAACACATCGTTCCAGTTACCTTTGTGTGCGATGCTAATTGCTTTGTTAATAAGTGCTGGTTTGATTTCGAGTTCTTCTGCAACTGCTTTAACAGTTTCTTTCAAACCCTCTTGAAGTGCTTCTACTTCGTATCTAATTTGAACACCTTCGTTAATAAGACGTTCGAGTTTTGCTTTTTCTTCTGGTCCGTAGGTGCGACTGCCCATGAATAGTTCTCCTTATGATTTAGTATTTTATACTATTAAAAAGACAAAGTCAACAAAAACGGTGTTAAACACCGTATTTGTTTTTCTTAGGTTTGGCAACAGGACTTATCCTGTTAATTGTTTCAAGTTCTTTACTTTCGTTGTCGCCGTGGTTTAAATCTTGATAGTCTGCACCTACTGCCTTATAACCTTGTTTGAGCATTTCTGCTTCTTCTTGTGTATAAGGAAATGCGGCCTTGCTTTTACCAATCCAACTTTTCGGATCAATTTCAATAGGGTCACGCCCATTACTCATAGCAACAGCCATACCAAGACGATACATTGTATAATCGCTATTGGCCTTTTCTCCGTCCTTAAAGGTATGGACGCCTCGAGTAGACTGATTCTGACGTTTAGTCATTTTAGCCTGGCGTACTTCTGAAATAAACTCACGTGCTCTCATAGTATTATTTATCGTAGTTTAGCAAGTCCAATAAATTCAAATATCTTGAACCACATCCAGCCAATATCAAACTCGTACCACTTACGGCTTAGTTTAGGATTAGCAGGATCTAGGTGATGATTGTTGTGTAGTTCTTCACCGCCGATTAAAATGCCCCAAGGACTTACGTTGCGGCTGTGATCCTTAGTTTCACCGTTGCGATATCCCCACCAGTGTCCGATACCGTTAATAAATCCAGCGGCCCAGAACGGAATCCAAATCATTTGTACACCCCATACTAAAATACCGGGCAGGCCAAAAAGAATAAGATCTATGATCAGCATAAGAATGAATCCTGCCCGGTGATAACGAGTATAAAATCTTTCCATTCTGTCTTTGGGCGTACCTGTGCCGTATTTGATGACAAAACTAGGATCTTTAGTTGCTTGATGGTATAAACTCCAGCCGCCGAATAGTAGTTTCCATATTCCAAATACATGTGGACTATGCGGATCACCTTCTACGTCTGTGCTTTGATGGTGTTTACGATGTACTGCTACCCATGCTTTAGTAGTCATGCCAGTAGTTAACCACAGCCAGAAACGCATAAAGTGGCTTAGTATAGGATGAAACTCAATACCTCTATGAGCCTGTCCTCTGTGTAAGTATAGTGTAACACACACTATTGTGATGTGCGTCATCACTAACGTTGCGATAATTTCTAACATTTTCTCTCCATGAACTAATATTTATAGAGATTCAATGCTTAGATAAAGTATCCACAAAGTCTAATAACAACTTATAATGCGTATTATTGTGCCAATGCGGTTTTAAGTAACTTTTATCGTACCACCACTGTTCGCTTTCTAAATGACAGCCTATTAGCCCTATGTTTCCTTGTATAATAGCCATAGGATCATTGTTAGAGTATGTAGATATAACTTCGAAGTTGTTGCCCGTAAATGCTGGTCCGTCGTAGAAATACATACGTTCTTGACGGTTTTGCCAAGTTACTGGCATGGCTTTAGGATGCGGACGTCTTGTACATGAGTTAGGCTGTTTAATGTACTGCACTACTCTAGTGTCTTGTAATACGTTTAGGTAATCTTGATCAGCCCAGTAGGCGCCCATACATATTCCAAGATACTTGCCGCCCTGCTTGAGAAAGTCTTTAACAGGATCTGCGTTCCATTGCATCAGTGTATCGAATTTGTCACTGTCTCCGAAGCCGCCAGGAAAACACACAATGTCTACATCGTCAAAGAATGTAGGTTCAACTTCGTCTCGGGAAAATAGTTTGAATTGGTAATGTGGAGTTAATGCTTTAAGTATTCCATTTATGGAATCGACTGCGCAAATTGGTTGATGAACAAATATGGCAATTTTCATATTAAAGCAAAGTGCTCACTTTAGAGGTTCACGGTAGCGAGTCGTTACTATCTCAGCCCAGCAGCCGGGCCACACTTACGGTAACTTAATACCGGTCCTAAGGTGTGTCTGGGTCGTAAGGTAAGCCTGCAAGTCCGCAGCCAAACCTCGCTAATCCTTCAATGACGTCCGTAAGGATTTCTTTTAGAATCTGTGCCATCATCTTCAGGGTATACTTTATAATCGTTGGGGTTTTCTCTATCTAGTTCAGCCAATGATGGATCGTTCCACACATTGCGGTTATGCCAAACTTGTTCTTTTACTTTAGAGTTGCTCTCAGCATCCATGAGTGTTTCCTATGTGCATCTTGACGTCCTGCAAGGAAATCTGCAAGACCATGTTCGCCCTCACGCTCTGCTAAATCAAAAACTAACTTGTGAATCTTTGCCATCTTCTCGGAATCTTCTAATAGTATTCTAGTCATCTCTTCGGCACTAGGAATATTAGATTCGTCTTCGACTCTAGACAACATACTAAAACGTTCAAAACTTCCAGGAGCATAGCCACCTGTCTTACGAATATTTTCTGCAAAGTCATCGATGCTACCGTAGACTTCTTCGTAGATTTTTCCAAACAATGCATGAAATTGTTCAAAGAACATTCCTTCTACGTTCCAGTGAAAGTACTGTGCTTTTAGATAATAAGCAAATTCACTAGCAAATG